ATAAATGGGTCTGCGAGCAGTGGAGCAAGTCGATTCCTTACTTGAACCGCGCCACGATCACGGCAACATTCCGCCAAGTCTTTGAACCGTAATGGCTTTTACCGCTTGGGCAGCTAGCACGGCTTTCAGCGTTGGCGATGTCCGACGCGCCACTACCGTTCAATCGAGTGGTCTGGTTTTCCGCTGTACGACTGCCGGTACCAGTGCCGCTGATGAGCCTGATCCGTGGCCGGTTGTTCGTGGTGCTGAAATTGAAGACGGCACCGTTATTTGGGAGGCTGTCAGCGCAGTTGGCGAAGAGCTAAACAAACTGGCGCCAAGCGCTGTGATCGAACTGTTCGAGCTAGACGGCACAGCAAGCAGCATCGGCGTTCCGTCGGTCTACCGATTCCACGCTGGTGTCAACGAACAAATCAGCGGCGACATTGTTTGGAACGGCAACACCTATCAGCGCTATCCGGTTGAAGCGACTGGTTTTACCTATGAAGGCACTGGGCAGCTTCCGCGCCCAACAATCAGCATTAGCAACGTTTTGAGCCTGGGCACCACGTTGGTGCTGGAATACAACGATCTAGTTGGCGCAACGGTCACTCGGATTCGGACGTTAAAGAAATACATCGACGCTGTTAATTTCACCAGTGGCACCAACGCAACGGCTGACCCGTTTGCCGAGTTTCCGCGTGAGATTTTTATTGTTGACCGCAAGGTTGCCGAAAACCGCGCTGTTGTCAGTTTTGAGCTTGCTGCCACTTTTGACGTTGCTGGCGTAAAACTGCCCCGGCGTCAGATCATTCAAAACATTTGCCCGTGGACGTACAGGGGCGAAGGTTGCGGTTACACCGGCTCGGAGTATTACGACATTGACGACAACGCAGTGGCGACCTTGGCTCAGGATGTTTGCGGGCACCGCTTGTCTAGCTGCAAGACACGTTTTGGCGAGAATGCTGAGTTGCCTTATGGCGGCTTCCCAAGTGCCGGACTGATTGGATGAAGCCGGAAACCAAGGCAGCGGCAGAAGCGCACGCAGAACAGGAGTATCCCCGCGAAGCCTGTGGTCTGGTGGTCATCGTCAAAGGCAAAGAACGCTATTGGCCGTGCCAGAACACAGCGACGGAGGAAATGAGCTTTGTGATGTCGCCTGCTGACTACGCCGCTGCTGATGACGCTGGCGCGATTACGGCGGTTGTCCACAGCCATCCGAACATCAGCCCAAAGGCGAGCATGGCGGATAAAGCTGCAATGGAAGCGTCAGGGCTGCCTTGGCACATTGTTGGTTGGCCGACAGGATCTTGGGCAAGCTATGAACCAGAAGGCTGGCAGCCGCCATTGATCGGGCGGGAATGGTGTTACGGCACGCTTGACTGCTACGCCCTGGCGCGTGACTGGTACAAGCAGGAATGGGGCTTGGAACTAGCGGACTATGAACGGCACGGCGAATGGTGGCACAAAGGCATGAACACCTTTGTCGAAAACTTTGCCAACGAGGATTTTGTGTCAATGGGGCAGGACGCAGAACCCCAATACGGTGACGCCTTACTGATGCAGATCGTTTCGCCAGTGTCCAACCACGTTGCGATCTATATCGGTGACGACCTGATTCTGCAGCACCTGGAACGGCGGCTTTCTAGCCGTGACCTGTGGTCTGGCTATTATCGGAAGAACACCACCCACATCCTGCGGCATAGGAGTCGGCTATGAAGCGAGTGGTGTTAAGGGGTGAGCTAGGCAAGCAGTTTGGGCGCATCCACGAGTTTGATTTGAATACGCCCGCCGAAGCGATCCGGGCATTGTGTGCCAACTTTGAAGGGTTTCAGCAGGCGCTGATTGGCAGCGCTGAGCGCGGCATCGGCTACATGGTTCAGGTCGGCAAAGATGTAATACGACCAGAAGAAGAAATGCACAATCCGACTGGTCAGTTTGAAGAAATCAGCATCACTCCTGTATTGGTTGGCGCTGGTGGCGCTGGTGGTCAAATTGCTTTAGGCATTGGTTTAGTTGCACTTTCATTTTTGCTGCCTGGTGCGGGATTATTTGGCACAACAAGTATTTTCGGTGTAAGCGCTGCACAAGGTGGCGCAATACTGGCCGGACTTGGCACAGCCGTAAGTGCAGTTGGTGCCAGCCTGATCCTTTCTGGTACAGCCCAACTGCTGTCCCCACAGCCCGCTGATCTCCCTGGAATTACTGGCACAGGTGCTGGCGGTGGGCGGCAATCGTCATTCGATCCCGCAAAAAACGAGCCAGCAGACAACCAAACCAGCTACATCTACAACGGTGCCGTCAACGTTACGGCTCAGGGCAATCCAGTCCCGATCTGTTACGGACGGATGCGCGTCGGTAGCGTAGTTGTGACGGCAGGCATTAGCACCGCAGACATCTGATGGCAAAAAACATTGCTGGTTCTGGTGGTGGTCGCAAGCAAGCGCCTGCACCTTCACCGCAGTACACAGTCCAGCAAACGGTGGTGGTTCAAAGCCCCACGCCAACTGCCAGCGATGATGCTAACTCGCTATTCAGTAAATCCAGCATTCGCCTAATTGACGTTATTAGTGAAGGCGAAATTGAAGGTTTTGCGGATTCTGCAAACCCTAAACGCTCGATATTTTTTGATGATACGCCGCTAGAAGATGAAAGCGGAAATGATAACTTTGTTTACGACGACTTTGCCTATCGCCTTGGTACGCAAGACCAAAGTTATATCTCAGGTTTTGCTTCCAGCGAAAACCCCGTAAGTGTCAATGCCGCAATCGGTGATGACGATGGTGATTCGATTGTCCGCACAATCACCGATCCAGATCTAGACGCAGTTATTGTTCGCCTTCAATTCCCGCAGCTTTATGTCGTTTCAAACGGTCTAAAAGCTACTTCGATTGAGTACACCATTGAAGTACAGCCTGACGGTGGTTCTTACTCCACAAAAGTTGACACTGCTGTTTCCGGCAAATGCACTAGCGCCTACGAGCGTAGTCATCGCATTGAATTAACTGGCTCTGCCCCGTGGAACATTCGCATCACCCGCGTGAATGGTCATCACGATGGTGCAACGCGAATCCGCCTGTTCAACTTTGCTGGTTACACCGAAGTTATTGACGCCAAACTTAAGCACCCATTGTCTGCATTGGTCGGGCTGCGCTTTGAAGCATCCCAGTTCCAGTCGATCCCGACCCGCGCCTACGACATCAAAGGGATCAAAGTTCAGATCCCAACGAATGCCACCGTCAACGCCAATGGCAGCCTGACCTATTCCGGTGTCTGGAACGGCGAGTTTCAGGTTGCTTGGTGCGCAGATCCTGCTTGGGTGATGCGTGACTTGCTGCTGTCCAGCCGTTATGGGTTGGGGCGGTTTGTTTCTAGCTCGCAAGTTGATAAGTGGACGCTGTACGAAATCAGCAAGTATTGCAATGAGTCGGTGCCGGACGGCGAAGGCGGTAATGAACCGCGCTTCCTTTGCAACGTCTATCTGCAGTCTCGGGAAGAGGCGTACAACGTCGTCCAGGATTTTGCCTCATGCTTCCGTGGCATGGCGTATTGGTCTGCTGGACAGATCGCTTTTACGCAGGACAGCCCCAAAGATGCAGCGGCACTATTCAACAATGCCAACGTCATCGAAGGCGTTTTTAACTACGAAGGCAGCAGCCTGAAAGCTCGCCACACCGTTGCCCTTGTCACCTGGAACGACCCAGATAACGCTTACCAGCAGCGGGTTGAATACGTCTCCGACGAAGCCGCAATCGCTAAGTACGGCATCATTGAAGTCCGCATGGCAGCGTTCGGCTGCACCAGTCGCGGTCAAGCAAACCGCCTAGGTCGCTGGCTGCTGTACTCCGAACAGGAAGAAACCACCACCTGCACCTTCACTGTTGGTCTTGATGGTGCGATTGTCCGCCCTGGGCAGATCATCAAGATTGCAGATCAGATGCGAGCCGGTGCCCGTAAAGGTGGCCGCATTGCCAGCGCGACAACCACTGTTCTAACGCTGGATCAAAGCATCGCCGTAGATGAAGGCGACACCGTAAGCGTGGTGATGCCTGATGGTCGCGTTGAGCAGCGCGAGATTGACGATGGCGATTTTGATGCCAAGACCATCACGGTCAAAACGGCGTTTAGCAGCGCCCCAGCAGCGCAGACCATTTACATGGTCGAAACCAGCACCGTTGAAGCGGCAACCTATCGAGTCATTAGCGTTACAGAAGAAGGCGAAACGTACAAAATCACTGCACTGGAGCACAACTCCAGTAAATACGGTTTTGTTGAGGACGGCTTAGCGCTTCAGCCGCGTGACATCACAGCGTTAAACCAAACGCCGACCGCGCCTAGCGGCATCAACGTTGACGAAAAACTTGTTGAATCCGGCAACCGCGTCACAACGGAAATTGAGATTTCCTGGAGCAATGTCGATGGCGCAACTGGTTATCAGGTTTCGTACAAAACAGCCAATAATCTCAGCTTCTTCACTGTTGGAGATACGCCATACAACAACCTGACATTTCTGACGGACGAGACGGGCAACTTTACTTTCCGCGTTGTTGCAATCTCACCGCTTGGAAAACGCTCACCCGCTGGTGAACTAACCCAAAACATCGCGGGTAATACTGCCGCACCTGCTGCTGTCACTGGTTTCAGCATGATCCCGGTCAACGGGCAAGCAAAGCTGACCTGGACACAATCAACCGAGCTTGACGTTCGCGTTGGCGGCTACGTCCGTGTGCGTCATTCGCCTGATCTGTCTGGCGTGACCTGGCCAAACTCCACCAGCATTTCGCAGGATCTGGCAGGTAGTGCGACTGAGGCTTACGCCGACTTGAAAGAAGGCACTTACCTTGCCAAGTTTGTTGACTCTGGCGGACGTGAAAGTCTGACCGCTGCACTGATTGAGTTCACCAAGCCAGACCTTGAGGATCTGGTCAATGTTGATGATCAACAGGAAGACCCGACCTTCCCTGGCACAAAAACAAACCTAACCGTCAACACAGATCTAAACGAACTGGAGTTGTCCACTACAGGCGGCGAAACATCAGCATTAGGCGATTTCCTTCTGGAGTCTGGGGACGATCTTTTGCTGGAATCTGGCGACAAGCTGCTGTTACAGGGCGATTCAACTTTCAACACCAGTGGCACCTATCTATTTGAAAACAACCCAATCACATTTAGCGATGTGTTTAGCGTCAAGCTGAATAGCACTTTGCGGGCTAGGGCTTATTTCCCATATGCATCGCGCCTTGATGACGTTACTGATTTTGACGACATTGAAGATTTTGACGGCAGCGCTCCAAGCGGTTGCGATGTAGTGCTGTTTATCCGCACCACGCAAGACAATCCGGCTGGTTCGCCCACCTGGACAAGCTGGCGCAAGTACAACAATGCCGAAATCAAGGCACGAGCTTATGAACTGAAAGCTGAGTTCAGCACCCAAAACAGCAACGAAAACATCGCGGTGGACCAGTTGCGGGTTGATAGCAACATGCCTAGCCGTACAACCCGTGGCAGTGGCACCAGCAGCACTAGCGCTGATGTGAGCATCACCTACACCAACAAGTTTGCCGCTACCCCGGTGATCGGGATCACGGCGTTCGACATGGCGACGGGTGACTACTACACCATTTCCAACAGCGCAGCAACTGGATTTGACATCAGCTTCTACAATTCGAGCAACAGCCGCGTTGAGCGGCAATTTAACTGGACCGCTACGGGGTACGGGAAGGGCTAATGGCTCAAGCTGACGGCACGATCCAGAACGACACAGGGGCAAACGTCAGGAGTGACCTGAACAATAATTTCTCTGCGCTTTTCACCAATAACAGCGGGGCATCAGCACCTGGTACGACGTTCGCCTACATGTGGTATGCGGACACCACAAATAATCAGCTAAAGATAAGGAATGGCGCAAACGACGGCTTTATTACTGTTGGCGATCTAACTGCCACCAATTTGGGGTTAGCGCCCCAGGCAAGCCCGACTTTTACCGGCAATGTCACCATCCCGGCTGGGACGGTTGCCCTGCCAAGCCTGCGGTTCACGGGCGACACCGACACTGGGCTTTACAGCGCAGCAGCTAACACGGTCAACGTGACGGCTGGCGGCACACTGAG